GGCGCCCAGGTTGAGGAAACTAAATCCATTTACGTCCACGATGCTGCCATCCAAGACGGCACCAGCACATGGGTCAGGAACCTGCGGGCAAGCGTGCGACCTGTCATCACCTATGGGTTCTTTTCGCTGCTTGTGTTGATAGACATCGGGATATTTATCCACGGCGTCAGGATGGGCGCATCGTTCGACAGCCTGGCCGCTCAGCTATGGGATGAGAACACCCAGGCCCTGTTTGCATCCATCATAGCGTTCCATTTTGGTGGTCGAGCCTTCGGGAAATGAAGACCTCCAAGGCAGGGATTGACCTCATTAAGCACTTTGAAGGTGTCCGGCTCAAACCTTACAAGTGCCCTGCCCTGCTCTGGACGATCGGCGTGGGTCATGTGCTGTACCCAGATCAACACTATCTTTCAATGGATGGCCGACGGAACTTTCCGCTGAGGCCAGAACATAAACGAAGTTTCACCGAGACTGAAGTCAATGAACTTTTACGAAACGACCTTTATCGTTTTGAATCGGGCGTGGCAAGACTATGTGGAGCAAACCTGCCGCAACATCAATTTGATGCTCTGGTTAGTTTCGCATTCAATCTCGGGCTTGGCACCCTGCAAAGATCAACCCTCAAAATGAAACTGACCCGAGGCGACATAAACGGCGCAGCGGATCAGTTTCTAAGATTTAACAAGGCAGGAGGAAAGATCCTGCCTGGCCTGCAACGTCGTCGAGTTGCAGAAAGATTGTTATTTCTTGGCTTACAAATAAATGCCAAAAAAGATAACTATCAAGAACCCAAAAACAGTTAATTTTGAGACAGTGCAAAACATCTTGTACTCCGCACAAGAGCAGAGAGACTTATTGCAACATGAGCCAGTGCAATTCATACGATCTCACCTTGTAATCGTTTGGCAACCAAAGTTGCATATCCTGCAATGTCAACCCAACTATCCACATAGTTTGGATCACCGTTGACAATGCGCCCAAGTTTATGGGCGATCATTTCCAGCGCCTCAGCTTGATCGTCTGACAGCTTATAGTTCATGTTGGCAAACATTGTCCTTTTGAGCTCTTGGGTAATTCTTGCGTGCTCAACAAATTTCCCGTAACGCTCTCCGCGTTCTTGCAGTGTTGTGTCAATGTCCATTGTTTCCTCTTATGTTGATTTAAATCTCATTTTGATTGGAACACCAAGCTGGAACACGCTGTTTACCATCTTGGATTTTTTCTGCTTGTACCGCCGTTGGTTTTCAGCAGGCGATGCTTTTGGCATCGGCTTGTCCTTCTTGTCGCCTATCGCGTAAATCGGTCTAGGATACCGCCTAGCTCCTTCAGAATCGTAAGTCCAGTCAAGGATATACACCCGTTTTGGTTTAGTAACGCTTTGCCTCATTAAGCGGCCAAGAATTGCACCGCTGCTGCTTTTAGTTGTGCCAATCTGCGCACAAATTTCTACGCTGGTCATCGGGCCGAACTCCTTTAATGCCCTCAGCATATCTTCGCCTCTGCCTTGTTTTTTTTGCATTAGATTTCTCGAATTTAATGGCGGGGGCGCTTGGCTCACCAAGTCTTACCTTTTAAGACCCCCAAAAACTTACAGCAGCTTTTCTATCTTGGCGTCAACGATGCCATCACAATGCTCAATGATGAACTCGCCAACTTGCTGGGCAGTCATCAAATTCTGCTCGAACTGCTTAAAAGCCCACAGAATTTCACCGACGTCAATCTCGGCAGAGTCCATATCATTCAAAACTCGAGCACGTGCGCCTTGATATCTTTTTTCCGCTTCCTCTTGACGCTTGAAATATTCGTTCAGATCGGTGTCGTTAGAGCAAAACATTTGGAGTCCTTCCGGTTGTTTGGTTGCGGTGTGTGTATTGTGCAGATTTGACAACACAATGTCAATTATTTATTGAACGGTCTTACAACAATGTCATCCTTTCGGCCCCTGCCTGCCAGTAGATCCCTGAACCTAGCCTCTGTTCTGACGTGGCATTGCATTAACGTCCTGGCGGGCACCGATGTGATGACTTCCGCATAGTCTTCCAAGACAGCCCGGAGTGCTGCTATCCCCTCTCCGGTAAGCCTGAGCACATTGTGCTTCTTGTAACGCTCTCCAGCCTCAGCAAGGGCTTTTATGGCGTCATTCAGTAGACCGCTGGCATCTGAACACACACCCATTTCGGTCAAGGTCTCCATCATGTTCACGGCATCAGAGCAGGCAATCCAGTCGTGGAACGTTGGTGCCTCGGCTTGCTCAAGCGACCTAAGCCCCTCGTACATCTTGAGCAAGTGATGCCTTTGCTTTGCCTTCGGGATAGGCTCTGTTGCACTAGCCATCAACAGATCCCAATGCGAGTAGGTTGGGCGATCTCTATTCTTCTTCATTGCAGAATTCCAAGATGTGTTCTTTTGCAACTTCGGCGCCTTTGCATACGAGAACCAGGTAACCAATGTTGCGCAAGTAGGCTATCCAGTCCGTCTGTTCTGGGCTAATTACTCCGCCCTTCTTGCGCTTCATCTCAATCCAGACGTTCCATTCAGGGATGAACAGATCCGGTACACCTGCTGACACGCCTTCAGCCTTTAACCTGGCAGCGGTTGAAATGCTTCTGGCTCCTCCGTTCGGGATTGCAATGATCCGCACCCCTTTGCAATGCTGGCGGAACCACTTCACGAACTCTCGTTGTTCTTCGTGTTCTGTTGGGATGTCATTCTTCTCCATTGATTGCTTTCTGTATGAGTTCCATTTTCATCTGCAAATCAACAAGTTGGTACAGAGCAGACCGATATCCCTCCCATGCTTGCTCTGCACGTTTACGCTCTACTTCCAACAGCCTAGATATTCTTTCAAATTTCAGTTTTTCTTGCTTGTTCAAAATGGAACCTCCTCTATCCACCACCCAGCTTCGTTGTAGTTGTCGCAAGTGTGGCAACACCTCGGCACGGGTTCTTTCTTTCTTGCTCTGAACAGTACGACAACTTCAGGTTCTGGCGGTCTGCTCATTTCCATTCTCTCCGTATCACTCGGTAAAATTTGCCATCCTTTTTGTACTCCACCAGTGACGGGGGATGTGAACCCTTCATTGATGCAACTGCTTCATCCAAGCCTTGCGCACTTGTATGAACTCCTGCGCTTCTGGCGATAGTGATGAAGTTTTGCGCAGCTTTCTGGCCCGCATAGCCATCATGCATGACTGGCAAGTACTCGGTCACAGGGACATCACTCAGCCCCCCGTAATAAGTCACAGCCAACATCTCTTTTCCACTGGTGCGGCTTAAATGCTTGCGCCACGTCCAGCTGGTGACCTCCATCTCAATCCCTTCAATGCCCATGATGTCGTCAAGATGGAGAGTCAACTCCTTTTTGACTGGTGGCGGGAAAGGGTGTCCGCATGCCGGGCAAGTTGTCGCAGAGATAGCGCACAGCTCGTCACAGTTATCGCAAACCTTAACAGGTGCCTCACCGTTACCGGATCCAGCCTTCTTAGGTGGTTGGACGTTGGTAATTGGCCCGTGCGTACTGACCACCCCGGCAAAGTCCAGAACTAGACAATGATCGGTGTGACTCTTCGGCCTGAGACCTCGGCCGGCCATCTGAACGTAAAGAGCTGGAGACATCGTCGGCCGAAGCATGGCAATCAGGTCAATATCAGGGTAATCAAAGCCCGTCGTTAGCACATTGGCGTTGGTTAATGCCCTGATTTGCCCGGCTTTGTACTCCTTTAGACAATTTTCCCGCTCTGCTTTAGGGGTTTCCCCTGTAATGCACTTTGCAGTCACTCCGCAATCATTCAGCACATCGGCAACCGCATGAGCATGCTTCACGCCAGCACAAAAGAACAGCCACGCCTTGCGGTCTCCTGCCAGCCTAATGACTTCTTGCACAGCAGCTAGATTGTTCTCGTCCGTGTTTACTGCGGCCTGCAACTCGGACTCTATGTACTCTCCGCCCCTCTTGTGTACACCAGCGACATCTAGCTGAGACTTGGTTACTTTTGAACGTAATTGGGACAAATGCTTCTTGTGAATCAGCTCCTCAATGCTAACCGGCTCAATCAGATCATCAAACAACGCGGGCTTGTCAGTGATCAAACCATGCCCCAGGCGGTAGGGTGTGGCCGTAAGACCAACAATCCGCATGGCTGGGTTGATCATCTTTAACTCGGCCAGCAGAGTACGATAACCGCCCTCCTCTTTGTGGTTCACTAGGTGGCACTCATCAATCAGCACCAAGTCAATGTGTCCCAACAGCTTGGCCTTACTTCGTACCGACTGAATGCCGGCAAAGGTAATCGGCTCACCAAGTTGCTTTTTACCTATGCTTGCACTATAAATACCCATTGGCGCCCCAGGCCAATGGAGGCGCATTTTCTCCGCGTTTTGCTCAATCAGCTCTTTTACATGGGTGAGCATTAAAATCCGAGTCTCAGGCCAGTTCTGCAAAGCGTCTTTGCACAGAGCCGCGACGATGTGGCTCTTACCTGATCCAGTTGGCAGCACTAGACAAGGATTGCCTTCGTTACCAGCGGCAAACCACGCATAGAGTTGATCAATGGTGCGTTGTTGGTAGTCGCGGAGCATCATCCCGTTACCCTCGACCCAGGCCAAGCGTCCCTCAACTTTTGCAAGTCTTCATCCGCACAGGCATCAGCATTTGCCAACAGCTCTTTGCTTAAATACACCCCCGGCCCTGGCTCGCCATTGACCAATGTTTTCCCTTTGATGACGTAAACAGCCTGCCATTCGTTTGCGCTGTCTTTACGCTCCCAAGGCACCAGATCCGGGTGCAGCACGTGAGCCTCGCATCCGTGATGCTGTGCATCAGTTGGAATAATGTCATCCCACCTAGCACAATGCCACGTGCTATCACTCAAAGCCGATGAATGCGCACAGGTGCGACAGTTCACTTCCTTGGTGGTCTTGCTGCCAAAACATTGATCATGGCCTGGGCAGTATTTGCACTCGTACCATGTTGGATCAACGCTCAACGGCTCCGGCATGCGGTCAGACAAAGTGATTCGGCGGCCCCGATCCACAAACTTCTGAGCAGCTTCCTTGTCCAGGCGCACACGCTCTGTGTAGAGCCGATCATCATCTTTGCAGACCGCCACATACAGAGCACGATCCAACCCAGTGCCCCACATGTAAACCTGCATCTGAGCCCAGTGCATCGGCTTGGCGGCTTGCACACCCTTTGAATTCAACTCATTAAAAGACTTTAACGAATGAGTCTTGAACTCAGCGATGTGAGGAGTCTTAACAGCACCTGGCACGCCTTTTTCAATACGGGCATCAATCGAGCCAGACACATGGCAATCAAAATCAACCCGGCTCTGGCCTTCAGAGGGAGTCCTAACATCAAGCCCAATTGCGCGAAGATCATTGATAATTTGCTGCTCTTCATTGTGACCCCTGCGGAATAGCCTCAACATGCGGCCAGAAAACTTTTCAACGACCGCCCACCTAAATGACAGCCACAGCCAGCGGTCACACTTGTGACCCAGCATTGACGCGCCAAGGTGAGGGCGTGGTCTTTCTTGTTTTGCCTCGTGTACTTCGTCGATCAAAGTTGGTATAGAATCAAGTTCTGGAATTTGCAATTTGTCCTCCGTTTCTGCCTAAAAAGCAGTTGCAACAGCCCCTCTCATGAGGGGCTTTTTTTTGGGTGGGGGTACTTGCCTCGCTGGTGAGATTCGAACTCACGGAGACCCAAGTATTGCCCGTGGCGGCACTCAAGTCCCTCTAGCCACATCACCAATAGACCAACCTCTGGCACAGCAAAGCTTTCCCCCCGAAACTTACTTCTTAACCCAAAAAGGTGCAGCTTTTGCGTTCGTGGGCGCGGAAGGTGCGGCAGAAGGCAAGTCAGAGATTGCGCCTACAACAGCCTTAAACCCTTTGACCTCGTTGCGGTCGCCATACTCCTCATCGGCCTTTACATCCAGCTTGATGACCAGGTTGCCACCAATCAACTGGTCAGAGTCGGTAACGCGGGCGAGACCGATTGCTCGCATGATCTCGCCAAGCTGCTGGCGCCCGATCTCCTCAGCTTTTGCGCTTTCATTCTTGATGTTGAGATTGCCAAAGATCACGCGGCCTTCGTGAGTTGGCCCAGTGATTGAATACTTCACGGCAATGTACTCGCCAGTTCCCGACTTGGTTGCCTTCACTTTAGCGCCGGAAATGGTCGCAGAGTACCAGCCAGCAGGCAGGGGGCTAAAGTTCTTGCTAGCTTCTGGCAGGTCGGAAACGTCAAATGATTGAGAGAGGAATGCCATGATTAGTCCTTTCGTGTAATTGCAAAAGATGGCCGAGAGGCCGTGGTGGTAATTGCGTCAAGCAGAGGAGTTGTGATTGATTCGTGAGCAGACTTCCACACGCTCATGTTGATCTCTGGCTTCCATCTGAACAGACTGGCGAGGTGTTCGGTCAAACCGGCTTCCTCTGCTATGGCTTGCAGCTTATCAGAATTGACCTTTCGGTCAAGCCTGCCAGCTACCTTTATTTCGTAGAACCCGGCTCGCTCGGTGGTGGTGCCCTCCAGGTTCTCCGGCAAGGCCATGGCCTGAACAATCTGATCTTCAATGGTTCTGCGGCGTGTTGTTGCTTCCTTCTCTTCCAGCTTTGCAGCTTCCCACTGGGCTGCAAGGAATTGAAGGTCGGTTTTAATGAATGTCATTTCTTCCCTTTCTTTGCTGTACTGAAATACTGTTTAGATCGATAGCTTGCCACCCGCATTTCAAAACAGGATGCGAAGAAGCCCAGGGTGCACAGCGTGATCAATCCGTCTGCCAGTTCTGCAA